AGCCCGATTAATTACGTTATAATTCCTGCAGCTTTAAGTGCAGTGATAATTTCATTTACTTTTCCTGCTAATGATGCTAAATCATCTTTTACACTAGCAGTAGTATCATTTAAAGTGTCAGATGCTGTTCCTCCAGTACTATCTGTTAAAGCAGTTACTGCTGTTTCTGTCTTTAAAGTACTAATAGCCGCATTAAATTGCTGAGCATATACTGGAAACCTGCCATCACCTTCTATAGTAGGTTTAAAGTTTGCGCTTGTTACTTTTTTTAAAGTTCCCATTTTATTTCAATTTTTAATTGTTAACCAGTTTTCGCCAGCTTTTTTTCTGGCTCTTTTTTATTATCTTTTGGTTTCTCAAGAGTCTTGAGCCACCATTCACAGTCTTGCATTGCTCCTGTTGTTGCTTGGTATTCAGCATCCATTTGGGATACTTCCTGGACTAAAGCTGCTCTTCTCTGAACAATTGTCTCTAGTCTTTTCTCCAAGTCTTTTTGCCTTTTGGTTATCTCTTCTTTATTCATTTTATTCTCCTTCTTGTTGTTCCATTAATTTAATTTGATAAGTACCTGGATCTGTAATTCCTGCTGCAATTCTAACTGCTATGTCAACTACTTCTTCATGCACTGAAGGATCTAACTCTGAATCTACATTATTTAAAGGATCTGTATCATCAATTACAATATCTGAAGGTGAGTTCAAATATCTTATGTGATAAGTTCCTATAGTGTAAGTACCATCGGTTACTAACTCATGTCTTTTAGTTCCAGTGGTAGCAGTAGAAGGATTCGTGTTACTATAATCTAATCTCCAAACTACTGTCTTATCAGGTTTTTTAAAAGGATTCAATAGGTTAATTGCATACTCATCATGAGTTATGGGTTTAACATAAATCCTCTTGCCATCAAAACAATCATCAGAACTAGAAAGTGTTGCTTCTTCTCTTAGACTATACATGTAGCCTTTTGGCAGATCGTAGAAGTATCCATTTGGGGATACTCCTGTTTGGTCTGCAGAGATAGTCGCCTCTAAATTTCTAGTCAACTGTGCTAGATCTTTCCTTCTTTTCTCTGTCTCTTCAAAGCCTTCTTGGTATTTATTACCTTTTTCACTGTATCTGTGTTTCACAAATTGCAGCTGTGCTTTGTTTAAGAAATCAGAGATCTCATTGTCAGTATATCCAGGTGCAGCAAGATTTGTGATCTTATCATATAAGATCAAAAACAAATCTTTCATTTCTGCAGCTGTCATAACTATTTAGAATTCTCGATTCTAGCTTTCAATTTAATGACTTCCTCACTATTAGCAGGATTGTCAAAGAACGTAATTACTTCTTGCAAACTATCTCCTATTACGGCTCCATCAGGTATTTTAAAGGTCATCCCTTCTCTCACTAAGGCACCTGCCCTTTGTGCTGTGAATATAAGAACTTTTTTGTCATAATCCTTATCATCAGCTAACTTTAAAAAGCCTAGAAGATCGTTTTCAATTAATTTTTCGATCTCAGCAATTAAGAATTCCTTTTTAGCATTTGGTGGAACTTGCTTACCACCAGGCTTTTGTGTATAATACACATTCAAGAAATTCTTCATTTTCGTAGGAGAATTATCAATCTTCCCAAAGAATTTATAAGCAGTTTTCTTTTCACTAGCTGCTTTAACTCTTTCTTCATGCTGATAGTCTTCTTCTACTATTGCAAATCTATAAGTACCTTTCGCATATTTATCTTCTGCGGAAGGAGCAATGATCTCCGTATTTACTGCAAGTACTTTGTACCTAAGGTAATCCATGGCATTAGAAAGATCTAACTGTAGAACATTTTTATCAAGCTTTACTCGAAAATTGCTCCAATAGTTATTTTCTCTTTTTAAAGTGGAAAGATCTCCCTTTTCTAAAGCTAATCCTGATGCTTTACTTTCAAAGAAATCTCTTTCCTCTTTTGTAAGAGGATCTTTCAATTCTCCATTTCTACCATCTTTAGGTACTACTACCTGGAAATATGAATGTTTAAACAAAAAGGATGCCTCATGGTTATCTGGTAACCACCTCCCTTTTCTCCTGACAGGAACTACTAATACCTTCTTCTCTGGTAAGGTAAAAGTAGATTTTTTTACAACTGTTGTCTCCATTTGTCCTATTATTTAATTGTTTATGCTAAGATTGATGGAATGATCTGAGCAGTCCTTGAAGGATCTTTAACCATAGCACCACACATAGCCCATCTGTGAACAGTGTAGCCATCAGTAGAATGTGCCATGATGTTTCTCTCACCACCTCTAGAGAAAGGATGACGTAATCCTGGCTCATAGCCCATTCCGTCTTCACTTCCTGTAACATAAACTTCTCGGATATTAGGTTCTCCGTCAGAAGTACCAACATCTAAAATGTCATAGCGGTAAGATTCTGCAACACCACCATCTGGGTGATAGATCTTATTCCTTTCTCTATCATCGTATAGAGAATCAATACTTAAATTAACTTTAATTCCTTGAGGACCCATGTACTCTATGAATTGTCCACCATAACCATAAGGCATTTTCACACCTGACTGTCCACCTGCTTTATACATGCGGCTTTCATTATATAGTGGAGTAAACAATTGTACATTGTTCTCAATTGCTTTGTGGAACTGTACTGCACCACGCTCACCAGTTCTCATTACAAATTCTCGTTTGTCACTTGGAAGTTTTCCTTCAGAAAGATCTAAAAGAATATCAATCAAATAATCAATTGAGAAGTTGTTGTAATAGCTAGTGTTAGAAGCTTCCATTTGCTGACGAATACCAGCTCCTTGCTTCTTGATGTGTCCAGACTTTCCAAAGTTCTTGTACTTACCATCAGTAGTTTTGTTTGCTTGCGCATACATCAACAACCTGTTTTTCTCTTGACGAAATTGCATGTCAAATTGGTAATCTTCATACTGAGTCCAGGTTTTGTGAACATTTCCTTTGTCATCTCTCCAAGCTGTTGCAAAAGGTCTGTCAATCATGTTACCAGGAACAGTGTGCTGCATCCTGATCATTGAGAAAGCATTTCGCATTTTAAATGGAGATACAAAGTTCACAAGACCACCTTTTTTAGATAGAGTTTGTTCTACCAAAGACCAGTCTTTAGAAAATCGTTTTCCTGATGTTAACTCATCATAAGGAAAATACAAATCTGGATCACCAGTAATTAATTTTACTCGGTATACCCAGTTAGTTCCTTCTGGAGTTGGATCTGCAATTACTTGCACAGAATAAACTTCGTTTTTCTCACCAACAATTACATTCTCATCTGAGAACCATTGTTCAGGAAAAACTAATTCAAATTCTGTAAAGTTTAAGCCAGCAGTGCTGGCTCCATCAACTGCTGTTCCTGCGATCCTTGCTTCTACAAGAGGAACATTCTTTTTTGCACTACCAATCAAATCCCATTCAAAGTCATCATCTGTGTCTAGATACAGAGGTGAGAATTGGTCAAGGTAGCTATCCAAATCTAATCCAAAGTTTGTCTGAGCAATCCTTGTCATAAGTTTAGATGCCATCTGGGGCTTGGATTGATAGATAGCACCTAAATGGTTCTTGGTTGTTAAGCCAGCCCACGCCTGTGCTTCTGTCATCTGAAATGGTGAAATTTTAGGCATTTTTTCTTAGTTTTAGTTAATAATTAATTAATTGATTTATTTTGCTGCTGCTGGAAACATAGTTTCTAGACTTTGTAATAATGCATCGGAAGCTTTATCTTCTCCCATAGGATCTCCTTTGGGCCTTCCTGATACATGAGTTGTACTGCCAAGAGCTTTTTCAAAATCTTTAACAGCATTTGTTTTTCCTGCTTTCTTTATCTTGCCCCAATCTGTAAACCCTTTAGTTACATCAGCGAGGTAAGTTACTGCAAGATCAAAGCCTATGGGATTCTGAGCTCTCATAGACATAACAAAATTTTGAGGAGTTCCATTCTCATCTTCACCTACAATTTGAGTCATATTCTGAAATAACTTTTCTCTTGTAGGTTTATTGAGTTTAACTCCTGGAATAATTTCATCAACATCTTCTATGCTTTTTTGAATATGATGCATAGTAGCTTTGTTTCTTTCTTCTAATTCTGCTTGTTGACGACTATGCTGTTCTTTTACATATTCTTGTTGCTTGGCGTAAAGATCTTTAAGATCATCCAATGCTTCTGTAGCTTCGTCTTCTAAGCTTCCAGTATCCTCATAAGTCTCTAGAAGCTTAGTTATTTTTTTAGATTTGAATCCCTTAGAATGTAAATGCTCAGCAATTAGTCTTTTCTGAAGTTCAGTATTTTCTGATAATTCTTTCCCTTGGATTTTTCCGTAATCTAATTGTTTTATAGTGGAATCTTTCAAATCTTTAAAAGGAACTCCATTTGCAACTGCTTTTGCAGTTTCAATTAAATCAGGGGGAAATGAGTTAATAAAATTGTAATTAGCAGCTTCAATTTCTGTTCTCATTGCTTCTGCCAAAGCTTCAATTTTATTATCAGATCCATTAAACTTATCCCAATCTAGATTAGGTAGAAAGCCCTTTTCATGAAGGAGAGAGGCAAATGGAGCTATAGGAGAAGAGTCTCCCTCACTACTAGGGCTTGCTTTTGTATCTTCTACAGAGATCTTCTCTTCTGTTGGTTTTGCCTCCTTTTTTTCAGAAGATTCCTCAGGTTCTTCACCATTTAGGGTGCCGATATCCAAGAGGTCTTCTTTTGGTTCTGTTTCTGTTTTGTTTTCCGGAGTTTCCGGACTCTCTTCTGTTGTTGTTTCTGATGTGTCATCACTGTCTCCCACAGTAACTGTTTCAGTAACCTTTTCTGTATTTACTTCCTCCATCGTGATGGGTTCTGTATCAGTAAGACTACTAAAATCTACATCAAATAATTTGTCATCTGCCATTTGCCTTTAATTTAAAGTGTTACAATATTAATTAATTATACTATTTTTCCCAAGTTTTTGTTATACATTCTAATTTTAAAAATTAGTTTTGTATAGCTATTATTTACTTTTTACTGGTTTTGGTTTATTTTTTAATTTTAGTTTTTCTACTTGTAATTGTGTTCTCCTATCTTTTTCTTTATCTCTTATTTTCTGTTTTTCTATTTCTTTATCTGCAATTATTTTCTTCTCTGTAGTAGCTATCTTTTTATCTTCTATTTTTTCTCTAGATGATATCTCTTTTTCTTTAATCCTTTCTTGAGACTCTACTTTCTCTACCTCTAAAGCATCAGGAATTCCGTCCCTGTCTAAGTCTATACCTTTTTCTGCAAATTTAGCTCCTGCTTTCATCTTCTCTATTTCTATCTTATACATATATTCCTTATCTATCTTAGCCATCTCAAATTCTTGCTCTGCTTGTTGTTGCTGTTGAGCAGCTTGAATTTGTTCTTGTTGCATTTTCTGAGCCTGTTCTTGTTCTTGTTGCATTTGTTGTTGCTTCTCTTGTTCTGCAGTTTCAATTTTTCTTCTTACAGAAGCAATAGATGGGGTCATGTAAATATCCATCAATTGAGAGAAGTTGATTTTATCATTCTGGATACCTGCGTGTGCAAGTTGTTTCATTACATTAAGCAGCTCAGCATTGGAAGAAGTATCTGTTGCCATTATACCGTAATCAGATTCTCTAAATTCACTGCCGTCAAATTGCAGTACCATGGTAGACATGTCATCTAAAACATATTGATACCTTTTATCGGTTTCATTTCTCCAAGCAAGCTTTGCGGTATTTAATAAAGTATTGAGTGCTTTTACTTTTACATTATTATGAAGAGCAAACCATTTCTCTGTAATATGACTGGATTGAATTACAGACCTTTCTACATTTCCTACTAGCTCCCTGTTCTCTATTTGCCCTTGTCTTTGTTTACTTACTCCTGCAATTTCTCCCATTTGAACTTCCAAGAACTGAAGCATCATAATATGTTGCTGAATATAATTACCCAATTCTAAATCTAACACTGGAGTTTGCGCTTGCATTTGGCCAGCTAACTTTCCTTGAGCTGCTCCTTTCTTTGCTTCTTTAAAGGAATCTTTAACTGCCCATCCCATTACTTCTGCATAATACATCCATTTATCTACATCCCAGTTATCAGGAACTTGTGCGAGATCCAAAGAAGCTATACGTCCTTTGGCTTTTGCAAATGCAAGTTCTGTTCTATACATAAATACATTATACAAATATTGATAAGGCTTCATTCTGTCCATTAAAGACTTAGCCTTAGAGGAGTTTATGTTATAAGCAACTCCTACATAACCTGGTTCACATTTAGAAGGATTGGCCATGGTCCTAAATTGTAAAGGACGGGGCTGACATTTTACAAAAATAC